GAACAGAACCGGGCAAATCTGGAGCATCAAACCTCAAGATGAAATCGTCATTTCACTTGGTTCGAATGTTGTTTTAACCGGCTACGTTGATCGGATATCCGCTAGCATAGCTGCCGAATCAAGAAACATTCGCGCGGTAGGGAGAGATCGAACTTCTGATTTGATTGATTCTTCGGTTGTTGGGCAATACGAGTACGAAGAAATCACCTTCAACAACTTGGCCGTCACTCTCGCCAAGCAAGCTGGCATCAAAGTAATTTCAAAAAAGAAAAGCAGCAAAAAGCTCAAGGTTGGGATTTCTCCAGGCGACAGTATTTACAATGTGCTTTTGGCGGAAGCTCGCAAAGAAGGGCTTTTAATGAACACCGACGGGCTTGGTAACTTGGTGATTGACGAGATTGGTCGAACTCAGATTTCGAGCGCTCTTCGTGAAGGCATCAATGTGAAAAGCGCGCAAATGAATTTAGATTTCACAAGCCGCTTTAATGAATATCTGGTTTTGGCGCAGTCGCAAGCAAACGATAATTTGTCGGGCGAACAAGCCTCGCAGATTCAAGGAAGGGCGACGGATACGAACGTGCGCAACTCGCGTGGTCTTGTTGTGGTAGCAGACAAAAACGCGGACGAAAGGCAAGCCGTTGAGATTGCAAGGTACGAAGCAAATTCTCGCGCGGCAAACTCAGAAACCGTAAGCGTCACCATTCCAACTTGGAACACAACGGACAGCAACGGCTCTCCGAACGAAAATGAAATCTGGCCTTTGAACAGGCTTGTTTATTTAGATGCGCCTTCAATCAATGTTCGCAAGAGTCTTTTGATTGCAAGCACAACATTTTCAATCACGCCTCAAGGCCAAAACTGCACGCTTGGGTTGAGAAGGCCCGATTCATTTACTCCGGCGCCAACGATTGAAAAAGAAGATTCCACAGCTTCGTTTTTGGAGGGCTTATAATGAGCCTAGGAATTGTGCGACTGATTCAAGATTTAAGTAAGCGGGTGAAAAGCACGGTTGCTAGAGCTGTCTTAGAAGAGCTCAGTGATGCGCAGGGCGTGCAGCTTGGTAAGTTTTCTTTTTTGGCCGGTGAGGTTCGCAACAATGTGGAGCGCCTTGAAAACTATGGGTTCAGTTCGGTGCCCCCTGAAGACAGCGAGGCCATTGTTATTTTTCCCAATGGCGACAGAAGTCGCGGCTACGTTGTAGCTTGTGACTCAAGAGCTGATCGACCAAAAGACAAAAAGAAAGGCGAAACCTACATTTGGACCAAGTTTGGCCATAAGATTTATTTGAAAGAAAATGGCGACATTGATATCTATTCGCCGCAAAAAACAATCTTGATCGCAGAAGACGAGATCAATATTACCTCTGGGGCGAAGACTGTTTTGAACAGCACTGGCGACGTTGAAGTGACGGCTCCAAAAGTCTTGTTAACAACACCAGAATGCCAGATTACTGGGAACTTGGTTGTCGGTGGAAACGCCACGGCAGCAGGTGTTGTGACAGGTTCTGGTGGAGTCATCACGCAAGCAACGCCAAGCCCTGTGAGCATCGAAGATATTGTAGACACTTACAACACGCATACGCATCCTGAAAACGGAGATGGCGGTGGCACAACGAGCGGGCCAAACGAGAGTATTTAAGATGGATATAAAGATCGTTCAAAACGCAGAACAGTATCAATTTGACTTAGGGTTGATTCAAAACAATGATTTCGTTTTAGACGACGGGCTTGAAACAGCCGTTATTATCAGTCTGTTTTCGGACCGGAGAGAAAATCAAAACCCTATTGACCGCACAGACAAGCGCGGTTGGTGGGCTGACGCAGTGCAAAGCCTCGACTCTGAGCTGATTGGAAGCAAGCTTTGGCTTTTAGAGAGAGAAAAAGCAACGCAAGAAACTTTGAATCGTGCTCAATCTTACGCTTCCGAAGCGCTACAATGGCTTGTGGAGCAAAATATTGCAGAAACAGTGGAGGTCGAAGCCGTCTGGCTTAACCAACAAGCTGGAAGGCTTTGTTTGCAAATTCAGATCGCAAAACCGCAAGGCGATGTCGTAGGATTTGAGTTCAACGATATTTGGGAGAATCAGACCGATGGCATTTGACAGACCGACACTGAGTGAACTCGTAACCAGAATCCGAACGGATTTTGAAAACAACCTGAGCACGCGCGGTGCGGTTTTGAAAACTTCTGTGGTGCAGGTGCTCTCGAGAGTGATCGCCGGGGCAACGCATTTGCTTCATGGGCATTTTCAGTATCTTACAAACCAGATTTTTCCTGACACAGCAGACGCCGCATTCTTAGATCGCATTGGAAATATTTGGGGCATTACTCGAAACGTGGCAACCGCTGCTAATGGTCCGATTTTAATCACAGGCCAAGATGGCTTAACGGTTCCGGCTGGAACAGTGTTGACCCGTTCGGATGCTGCAGAATTTACAGTAAACGAAAATGTTACAATCTCCGGCGGGCAAGCTATTGCACAGGTGACGGCTTCGGTAGCTGGAACAGCCGGTAACACCAGTAGCGGCGCGGAGCTCAGCTTTCAAACGCCTATAGAAAACATCGATTCAAACAC